TGCGTAGCTTGGTAAGAAAACCGAAATCCACCCATCCCCCTAATACCCAATACCACAGAAAGCGCATCATGAATCAAACTAAATTGAGTTTCGCCATCGCCGCGATGATTTCAGAAGTTGCCGCCGCCCAAGGCATCAGCAAAGAGCAAGTAAGCAACGGCTACACCATCGCCCCGACCGCCGTGCAGACCATGTACGACGAAATCGCACAAAACACCGAGCTGCTGCAAAAAATCAACCTGCGCCCGAAAACTGAAAAAGTCGGCGAAGTTATCGGCCTTTCCTCCGGCCTGATCGGCAGCAATACCGACACCACCGGCGCAGGAAAAGAACGCAAACCCAAGCCAATCCACAACTTGAGCGGCCGCAAATACACGCTCGAAAAAACCAACTTCGACGCAGCCCTGCGCTATGACGAAATCGACCAATGGGCGCACCTGACCGATTTCCCGAAACACATCAACAAAAAAATCGCCGAATCCATTGCCTTGTCTTTGGTCACCATCGGCATGAACGGCACCAGCCGCGCCTCAGATTCTGACGCCTCTGCTAACGCAATGCTGCAAGACGTTGCCAAAGGTTGGCTGCAAAAAATGCGCGAGGAAAACAAATCACGCTGCATCGGCACGACCGGCACATCGACCGCATCCGTCCCATACGGCCCGGGCGCGACTGACTACAAAAACCTCGACGCCGTTGTCACAGACGCGCTCAACGTCATGATGGACGAACGCTTCGCCGACCGCTCCGACTTTGTTGTTTTGGCCAGCCGCCGCACCGTGGGCGACAAATACCTGCGCATCGTCAACAAATCAGGCGACACAGCCACCGAAATCGAATCAGGCGGCCGTCTGAACAAAGAGCGCACATTAGGCGGCCTGCCGGTTATGTACGTCCCAAATATGCCGCAAAACACCCTGCTGATTACCCCGTTGTCAAATCTGTCGATTTACTACCAAATCAGCGGCGAGCGCCGTCAAATCGTGGACAACCCACGCAAAGACCAGCTCGAAAGTCTGCAATCCAAAAACATCGACTTTATCGTCGAAGAATATGGCGCGGCGGTTTTGATTGAAAACCTGACCTACACCAAATAAAAACAGGGGGCGCAAGCCCCAGAAGACAAAAAGAAAGGCCGTCTGAAATGACCCTACTCCGCCAACACTTTGACCAAAACATTGCCGCAGCAGCCGCAACAGACAACATCGACATCAACGCCCTAACCGTCTATCAGCGCCTCTACAAAAGCCTAAAAGACGACAAAGCGATTTTAAAAAACATCGCATCCATCCAAGACAAAATCAAAGCCAAAGCCGCCATGATTCCGAATTATTCCGACTGGATCCAAGGCGTCATCGATACCGGCCGAGCAGCCGATGACGACCAAGTGACCCCGACGCTCTTGGTTTGGATGATTGACACAGGTGCGCTCGACGCCGCCATGCCGCTGGCAAAGCTCGCCATCGAGACACAAATGGCCTCGACCGACGAATACAGCCGAACCATGCCCGAAATCATCATCGAGCAAATGGCCGAGCAAATCAGCGCAGGCAGCGACATCAGCCTGCCCAACCTGCAAACCCTGATTGATTGGGTAACAGCCAAATCAGACAACGGCCTGCACATCAACAACATGCCCGACCAAATCCGCGCCAAATTGCTCAAAGCCGCAGGCGAGCGCGCCGAAGAGCAAGGCGAAGACGAACACGCCCTCGCCCTCTACGAGCAAGCCCTTGCCTACAACGAGCGCAGCGGCGTCAAAAAACGCATCGACGCGCTGAAAAAACAGCTCGAAAAATAAAAGCTCCACCGCCGTATGGCAGACGGGAGGCTGTCTGCAAGCCCAATCCCTTACAGCCTGCGCTGCCGCCCCTGCCATACCCCAATAAAAAAGGCCGTCTGAAATGACCGGATTTAACTTCAATACCGCCGCACCAACAAACACACAGACCATCGACAAACAACACATCGACAGCGGCGACTTTTGGCCGGTCATCGACCTGGACGAACTGCGCCGCGACATGCGCATCGACACCACCATCACACCCGACCGCCTCTTCGACACCGCCATCAACGCCGTCGCCTACGTCAACGACCAGCTCAAAGACATCATCGCCATAGTCCCATTGGCGCAACACATCAGCCAAACCGACCCACGCCGAATCAACGGCGAGCCGCTCGCCAACATCCGCTACCGCCGCGCCGTGTACAGCTACACCAAAGCCCTGCTCCTAGAGATCTACAACGACTACGACAGTACCGGCAAAACAGCCGCGCGCAGCGACGCCAAACAAGAGACCGCCGAAGACTACCGCCGCGAAGGTCATCACGCCATCGCCGAGCTGCTCAAAAAGCCGCGCATCGATTGCGAGCTAATCTAAAGGCCGGCTGAATGCACAACCAAAACAACACCATCATCACGAGCGACGGCGACACCATCAGCCGCCTAGCCTACGAGTATTACGGCAAATCCAGCGGCATGGTTGAGCAAATCCTCGCCGCCAATCCAAAACTAAGCCGCCAAGCCGTGCAACTGCCAGCCGGGCTGACCATCGTCATGCCAAAAATCGAACAAAACCAAACAATCAAAACTATTAATTTATGGGATTAGAAAACGTGAACGAAACTAAACCCCCCCCCGCCATCAACGCGGCCGTCATCGTCATCGGCAGTTATCACATGGCCGCCTCTGTTGCCTTCGGCGCAGCCGTTGGCGCCCGCCCGTTTATTTTGAGCCAAAACCAACACAGCCCACTGACTAAGGCTTGGCTCTTCGCCGTTTCCTTTTTCAGCGGCATCTTTGGCGGAGAAACCGCCGCAGGGATTTTTAACTGGGTTTTGAGCATCATCCGCCCCGATGCCCAGCCGCTGAAATTTAACGAATTTCTAGGGGCGGCCCTGTTTTCCGCCCTCGTCGTCGTCATCGTCAACCGCCTGATCGACTTTGTCGGCACAGCCAAGATTAAAAGCCAACCCAACCAAAAGAAAGGAGAGAGCGAATGACCCCAATGCAAGCCGCCGCCATCATCTCCCTGACTGCTGCTGGAGCATGGCGCATCCTGTTTTTCGATACGCGCGGCCGCACCCATAAGCCATTAATTTGTTTTATTGCATGGCTCAAATTCGCCTGGATGATCGGGCTAATGATAGCCGTGATTTTCAAACTCTACTCCGTCGCCGTGTGGGGGCTGATTTTCGGATTGGCCCTACATACCGGAGCATTAATTTGGCACGGCGGCAACGTCAACAGCATTTTGCCGTCCGCGACCAAACATCAAACCAACCCATAAGAAAGCCTCACAAATGACCGAAAAACAAACCTACACCCTGGGCAAAACCAGCCTGTCAAAATTAAACGGCGTCCATCCAAATCTCGTCAAAGTCATCAAGCGCGCGATTGAGCTGACCAGCCAAGATTTCAGCGTCAACGAAGGGCTGCGCACTCTCGACCGACAAAAGCGACTTGTCGCCGCCGGTGCAAGCCGTACCCTCAACAGCAAACACCTAAAACAAACAGACGGCTACGGCCACGCCTCCGACCTCATTCCGTGGGGCGACTTCGACGGCAACGGCACCAAAGAGATTTCATGGGCGTGGGAAAACTTTTACCCGATCGCCGAAGCCATGCGCGACGCCGCCAAAGAATTAAACATCCGCGTCCGTTGGGGCGGCTGCTGGGAAACCCTCAACGACACCACCAAGCCGACAACCCAACTCGTCGCCGACTACGTCGCCGAACGCCGCGCAGCCGGTAAACGCGCGTTTATCGACGGCCCACATTTCGAGCTTGCCTAAAGGACGCGCCATGAAAACTGTCATTTCATTCTGCATCGCCCTATTCCTCGCCTGCGCCCTATTGATGAACGGCCTGCTCAAAGCAAACCGCACAATCAAAGCAAAAGAGCAGGAAATCAAAACGCAGGCCGAGACCATCAAGCAAAAGGAAGCCGCCCTGAAGCTCTACCACCAGCGAAGCCGCACCCTGCAAGCGCAGCTCGACAAGCTGACCGCAGAAACATCAGGCCAAAATGAGCAGATTCAGACGGCCATCCAAAAAAATCACGATTGGGCAAGCCAGGCAGTCCCCGAAGACCTAGCCAAAACCATCAAATAAAAAAAGGGCGTGTCAAACACGCCCTATCTTAGAAAGCACAGCCATGAAAACGATCCTCCCCATCTTACTCGCCGCCGCCCTGACCGCCTGCGCAGCCAAAGAGCCGCTGACCATCAACGCAGCCGACACCTGCCCACCAGTGCCGAAATGTACCGTCAATCCGCCAGCAGAAATCAAAACCAATGCCGACTTGGTTTATACCATTTCCGCCTACAAGACAGCTTTTCAGCAGTGCCGCCTCTACCGCGACACCCTCGCCGCCTGCCTCCATCAAGAAGAGGAAACAGAAAAATGACCGATTTTATCGACCGCGCCTGCGATCTGGAAGAAATGCAACGCGCCCACGCCTTAGCACGACAAGCCGACCGCGCCGAGCAAAACTACCCATCAGCCTATGAGTGCGAAGAATGCGGCGAACCCATCCCCGAAGCACGCCGCCAAGCCGTCCCCTGCTGCCGCCTCTGTATCGACTGCCAGCGCGCCTATGAAAAAAGAATTTAAAGAAAGAAAAAAATGACATTCAAGCCAGTTAATAAAAGCATTGAAGAATTTAAAGATTATGATGGATTCGTTAATAAATTTTCAGAGAGCCATAAAAAAACGACAGACGACTGCTACACCCCACCCGAAATTTATAAAGCCGTATTTCAATGGGTAAAAGATGAAATAGGCATCCCAGAAAATTCAGAAATCATCCGTCCATTTTATCCCGGCGGAGATTATGAAAATGAAGATTACATGGGGAAAATTGTAATTGATAACCCACCTTTCTCCATATTGGCAAAAATAATCGAATTTTATCAATCGAAAAATATTAAATTTTTTCTATTCGCGCCTGGTTTGACGTGTATGGCGGGGAAAAAAGCTGCAATGGAAAACCTAACTGCAGTATTTGCCGCTAATACAAAATCGTTAAGATATGAGAATGGCGCAAGAGTAAATACTGCCTTCCTCACAAATATGGCAGGGGATTTAAAAATATGGAGTTCAGAATCACTTGGGGCATTAATTAATTCCGCTCTGGCAAAAATGCCTAACCAAAAAGATAAAATAAAAAATATCTATCCAGAAAATATGATTACTACGGCAAGAATGGAATATTACGGGGATTTAAAAATAAATAGAAAAGACACAATCCCTATTAAATCACTCGACGCACAGCGGAAAGCTGGGAAGTCAATTTTCGGTAATGGTTTTCTCCTGTCAACAAAAGCAACACAGGCGGCGCAAGCCGCCAGGATAAAAAAGAAGGAAATTGAACAGATCTGGGAATTATCTGAAAGAGAAAAAAAACTATTAGTAGAATTGGATTCATAGAAATGGAATATCCCAAAAAACTCCGCGCTGAAATCCAAAAGCATCTGCCAGAGCTGCGCCAAAATCCCGACAAGCTGACGATGTTCGTGACAAACGGGCAAGTCGTCGCCTCAAAAGGCACATTAAGCCATGAGACCAAATACCGCCTCAGCGTCATGATTACCGACTTTACCGGCAACATCGACGTCTTAAACGCCGTCATCATCGCCTGGCTGCAAGAAGAAAACCCCCAAATCATCGGCCCGGGCGCGACCACGCCGACAGATTACAGTTTCGAGGTTGAGCTTTTGAGCAACAACACCTGCGACATCCTGATTGAGTTAAACCTGACCGAGCGAACCACCGTTTTGACAGACGACCAGGGCAACATCGTCATCGGCCATCCGCGCAATGCCAACCATTCCGACCTGATGACCGCGCTGGGAATCGGAGAAAGCAGAAAATGACCGCCGATGCCTTAAATCTCTACATCAAGAACATCGACGAATACATTGCCAAACTCTCCCCGGTAGAGCTGTGCCGCCTGAAAAGCGACATTGGCAAAGTCGTTTTAAAAGCCAACCGCCAGCGCATCCGCGCCAACGTCGAGCCTGAAGGCAACGCCATGACGCCGCGCGCCGGTCACGATGAGCAAGGCAGGAAGCTCAAAGACGGCGAGCGGCTCAAAGTAGGAC